ACGCTTGTATCTTTCATCAGCAGCTTCTCTACGTCCTGCATAAACTTCATCTTGCAGGGAATTTACTTTATTTTCCAACTTGGCTATTTCTTCGACAAGCTTCTTGACATACTCATCCTTCAAGGAATAGATAGCCCGTGTTTTCCTGGAAAAACTGAATCCTTCTTGTACATCAATAAATTCAGCCAGCGTATTCCCGTCACCCAACGCTACGACAAGCTTGGTAAGGCTTTCCGCGCTTATCTCATAGCGCTCTTTTATACTGAAGGAATCAGGCAGTTTCCCGTTCCTAATTTCTATTCCGTCCACGTTGAATATAAGGTCTTTGCCGTCAAAGACCACTTCTTTCTTGTTTTTAAATTCTGCATCCATGGTTATTCTCCTTTCAGTTTCTTTATTAGTGAATCAGCAAAACCAATACTCCATTCTGCCACCATATTTGAGTCAGCATCCATTATCTGTTGATGTGGATTGCTACAGAATCCTTGCATTGCAGCCTTTGCCAGTTCATAACGCCTCTGTTCCCAGTCAATTACTAAATTCCCAACATTCAAAAAGTCAAGTTCGCATTCTCTGAAAACCATATTATCGCACACATATAGATTATCTCCGCTATGTTGCGCGTTGATATTTACTTTTGGGATTACATCTATCAGAACTCCGGTCGCTCTTACTCTTGCTTTCATAACTAATTAGTTTTAATATATCCTTTTTCAATACACCAGCACAGCATCTCGTAGGCTGATTCCAGAAGTGTAGGTTTACTAAAGAATGCAAGTTGAGTAATATCACCATCATCGTAAAATACGCTGACGCCGTTTTCATGGTAATAGATGTATAATTCAAACTCATAATCTTCTGTTTCTATACGTTTCGGCAGCTTGTCGAGAATATCCTGCAAGGTGTAAGTAGGGGTTGTTTCATACGACATAAACCCGCAAGTTTGAAACTCCTTCTGTAAACTCAAAAACCATTTACCTTTTAATTTATCATCAATACGGATTCCATGTGATACCCTTTTCCAGTACATACTTGCATCACTCGTATCTAATCCAAGCTCCTGCAAGTGCTTCATCTGTTCGATTGATAATACTTGTTTTGATTTCATAATTCGTAAGATAAAATTACAACCGTTAATGCAATGAAAATGATTACTACTATCAAGGCGATAGATAGACATCCCTTTTCGTATTCTTCATCTTCCGATGGTGTGTTTTCGTTATACCAATCTAATGGATGTTTTGATTTCATAATTCCTCCTCCAATTTTTCCAAAAGCTCTTTTGCCCGCTCTTCGGCATATTTTATCTCAAACGGGTCGGTTAAGTTATGCTTGATTTCTACCTTAAACCTTTTAACGAGCACCCATCCATACCACTTTTTTATTTGAACGTCAAAAATGTGGCCTAAAAGTCCGTATCTGTATATTCTGTACTTTTTCATTGTTATTCCTCCTTATCTGTCTTAATATCAGTTACTTTGCCGCGATTGACAAAATACTTACAATCAATAAGCCTGCAAATCCATTCATCACAACGATTCTCTAATTCATCACATTCCTTGCGAAGAGAACATATAGTACATTCATAGTCATTTGGATAATTCGCAGCTTCATGAAGCACCCCATCTATTATTATTCCGTTCTTTACTTCCATAATCATCTGGTTATAGTAGTTCTTTTATTAAATAAAACCATAAGTATCAAGGCAAAGGCGACTTTCAATAATCGCTTTTTACCAACAATTACAATGTTGTCTTTGGTTATTCCACTATCAGTTGTTATGCTGTACCATTTACTATATGGTGGTAAGCACCTATAAATATGAATTTTAGAAAATGTATATTTCATAATTACCTCCTATGTGTTTTATGGTTCTTGTTCATTCAACATAATTTTATCTCCTTCTCTTTTAAGGCTTATATCAATTGACAACCTATCGGCAATTTCCTCCTTAATTATCTCCCTGCACAAATTCCTTATCATAGAGTAATCACCATGTCTTTGTATCTCGTTGGAAACCATACAACGAACCAACCTCTCTATATCAACATCATTCCCATAGGTGTTTTGAAAGATACGTTTAACCTCCTCTTTCACAATTGGAATCATAATTTCCTTTATATCCTCTTTAGTCAACTTTAGTTCGTTGTGGATATAGTTCTTTACTTCTCTGTATCTATATTTACTCATTTACCAATCTCCTTCATCATTTAATATGCCGTCAATAATAGTTACACTATTTTCAATATTGCTACCTCCATATTGTGTAAATTCCGGTATAGGATTATCTTCTGTATCTCCGTGCATCATTACATGTAGCGTTCCGCTTGCACTGTAAAGCCATAACCGTTTTCCATCCTTTTCCCATTTCTTTGCAAGACGTTTCAAGCTGTCAATAAGCTTGCATTCTTCCGGTGTACATTCTGTTCCGGCTTCTGTTTGATATTTACTCATAATGCTTAAACCTCCACTTTTGTATAATTACTAAATTTACAATAAAGATATTCGCTTGAAAACCATCCTAATTGATGTTTATCATTAACATATTTACAATAGGTTTCCCATTTGTCCTTATGTACAATCTCATACATTACACCTTTGTACATAAACACATCTCCTTCTTGTAAATTTGAAATCTTAATTGTTTTCATATTAACCCAATCCTCTTTAATCTTTTTCTAAAATTCTTTTCATTCATTCAAAGTTCATAATAGCAATCCGGCTCAATAACTGTTTTAGTTTTCATTATAGGTTTCCCGTTTAATCCAATTGAAACTTCGTTGGTAATAGAAGTTCTCTTTATCTCTTTCGTTTTCAGATTGAATGAAAATAAAATATGGCCCGGAACCCTCCTCTTCTTGTCCGTCAATTTATATTCACGCTGTTTCTTTTGAATGTATTCTATCTGATTTTTAGACAAATTACTTTTTGTCAAATCCGGAACTATTTCCATATCAATCACCGTTTAAAACATCCAACAACTCTTTCGCTCTCTTGTAAGTGTCAAAGCCTTTTACGTTTACCCATTCAGATGAAAGACGTTTGTCTTTTCTGACTTGTACCCAATATATTGTAATCGGTATGCAACCGTTGTAGCCTTCACATTGAATGATTCTGTATCTTTTCATTTCCTATGATTTTCTCAAAGCATTCATCACAAAAGACTAATGTCTTTCCGTTTTTTATTCTAACTTTAATGCCATCCCTCCTTAAATCTGTAGCAGTAGGCTTTAACACCGCATAATGATTTATAGCATGACCGCATAAATCACATGACACATCGTACCATTTCTTTATCATTTCAATCTCCTTTCTCCTTAATCCGTTCCAGTACATCCTTGTTGGCTTCGAGTATCTCATCGAAAGATTGAATAGGTCTCCAATGAGTGACATATCCAGTCTTGATGTAGGGGTATATCCATTTATTCACTTCTCGCATTGCCATTTCATCAATACTACCATCAACAAATTTCACTTGACACATGCCTTTTGCTAGTTCGTTAGGTATTGCATCCTCTACGCTTATCCACGGTGATTGCTTTGCCTGCCATTCGACACCTTTTCTGAACATGTTTAGCATTGCTTGTTGCTGATATGCAAACTCACCTTTAACCACTATTGCATAGCTTGACATAAGCTCTTGCCGTGCAGCTTCTTCTACCGTCTGTTTCATAATCATTACTCTTCAGTTGATATTAAATCATCCAAATACGCCCATTCATCAATGGCATCTTTGGAACACTCGTAATCATCACATTCTTCATCGTCCCAGCATTGCTCTGTTACGTTCCAATAGCGGACACCGTAACCAGTTCCAGTGCTTAACTTTCCATACACAAGGCATGGTATCTGCGGATAATGTTCATTTTCGTATTCTCCATGAGCTTGTGGCACTTCATCTTTAGTCTTATGCCATACGCTATTGATGCGCCAGTTCGCACCGGCAATAAATCCGGATTTATAAATATTCTGCCCGACGATATTATATCCTTCAGCTCCTTGTTTGGCTGCTTCTTCTACTGTCTGTTTCATAACTTATTTCCTTTTTGATTTAACTTTAATAGGATTGCTCTTTGTACCTGTACCGAACCAATGCAAACGGTAACCATGTATTCGGAGATAATACTTAAAAGCAGGAATATTCATTTGTTTCATATATTTGTCATTTTATATATTATCAGCATTTATAGCATTCGCTATATTCTCAGTATCAGAAAGTTTCCTGACAAGCACATCAAATGCGGCAGTGCATTTCTCCGTATTCATATCAACGGTTTTCCCTATTTTAAGGCATTCCGAAGCCATATCCATCAGCCTTGATACATTCGTCAGCCTTAGATATTCCAATGTGAATCCTTTGAATCCAGCATCTTTCTTTTTGAGTGCCGCAATACGTTCATCGAATTGCAAGCAGGCATATTCGCAAAGCGTTCTTGCCAGCTCAAACCTCGCAAGTTCTGAGGAATATTCCCCCCCCCATATTGTCAAGAACCTGCTTGAACTGCCAGTAGAGCATTTCAACGTGCTTGTTAACCTCTTCCAAATACCTGTCATTTCAATCTGCGAAAAAATCGCCTCTGTCAGCACCTATAACGCTGTTTATTGTCTTCTCGTAAGCCCTTCTTGCCTTTTCAGCGTCATTCAGGAACTTCTTGAATGTATGCTTGTAATAGGGGGTACGCTTCATCGCTTGCAGGCATTCGATTATCTGCCAGCAACAAATGTCATTTGTGAATAGTATGTTGTAAGTGCATAGGACTACAAGGCTCTCATGCTTGCTGATTATCCTGGTTGCCGTATCGGTAGTCATTATATTTCAAAATAGATTTGTTTGTACTAATGTTCCTTTCTCTGTTTTTATTTCGCCAAAGCATTCTCTAAGAAATCGCTTTTCCTGCGATTCGAAATACTCCTTGTCGATCTCCGTAGCATAGAAATCAATGCCCATCTTATAAGCTACTATGCGGGAGCTTCCGCTTCCCAAGTGGGTGTCAAGTATCTTATCTCCTGGCTTTACAAACTTCTTAAAGGCCCAATGATAAAGCGCTATCGGCTTCTGTGTGGGGTGAATCTTGGCTTCCTTGTTTGCTCCTCCGGTATTGGATAGATGGATGATAGCTGCAGGACAATCAAATGAAGTCCATGCAAGTTCGAACTGCGAAAAATTCTCCCACGGTTGCATCTTGTCCCAACACAATATTCCCCGTGTAGGTGGAAGAGGGAAGTAATTGCCTCCCCATATCACTTGATTACGACTGACTCTGAACAGCTCGTCAAAATACTTTTCGGAAGGTGGGGAAAAATCCCAATCGCATCGCATGGTATTCAAAGCCCGATCCTTCAGCTTGCCCGCTCCTTGATTTAATCTTCCCTTTTTCAGCCGTTGCGCAACGCTTTCGCCATTGTAGCCACCATGTTTACGGTTCAAGTTGGTTCCCATCGTCATATTGGGTGCATTTATTCCATAAGGAGGATCTACTATAGCTAAATCAAAGAACTTGTCAGGAATATCCTTCATGTATTCCATACAATCCATATTGTACACTTCACTTATCGGCATGATTCAATTCTTTGTTTTCATTGTTTCTGCTTTTTCTTGCAAGTTCATCAATCATTCGCTGGTACTTCTCTGCCACCAACGGGCATCGGAGGCGCAGTGCGTTGTCACGCTGCTACTCCAATAATTCGATTTTCTTCTCAATTTCTATGTCCATAAAATTATTTCTTCTTGAATTTGTCACATATCCTCCCGTACCGGTCACACGCGCACACCCTATGGTCCTTGGCCTTGCATAAACAAGAGTTATCTACGAAATCTCTGGAGTATGAGCATTGGCGGCAGCGGACGGGTGCAGGTGGTATATCTTTTTTCTTTGCCATTATCTTCGGCTTTCACCTTCAATTTTAATTACATTGAACATCTCTTTCACCCGGTCGGCAATATAATCCCCATACCGTTGAGAAAACTCCTTGTCCGGGTCCAGATTGGTAGTCATGTGGGTGTAGAAACAATATCTCTGCTCATAGCGCAGTTGTAAGACGGTCTGAATGGCATTGATGCCCGTACCAAAGTGTTTGGCATCCATAGGTTCCCGACCCACCTCGTCAATGGCAAGATTGTGCATACATGACCTGTCTGTGTATTGGTTTAACCCGACAATTCCTTTCTCGGCAAACAGCAAGGCAATCTCGGCAGCACTGGTGAACTGAAAGGTCAATCCGGCATCCGCACCGCCAATACAATAACGGGCAATTTTTGCTGCATAGTTCTGTAATCCTTTCAACAAAGTGGACTTGCCAACTCCGATAGGGCCATGTAATAACAAGCCTTTATCCAAATCAAGCATTCCCGGCATTCCCCATATCCATTGATAAAGGGCTTTCAGCAGTTGGCGGTTGCTGTCATCAACTGTAAAGGCCGGGGAAACGGATTTCATGGAAACTACGAGTTGGTTGCGCCAATACATGTCAGCCTGCTCCCTGCTCCATTGCTTATGGTTAGCTCTGTTTGCCGAAGACAATTGATTTGATACCGGCAGAACTTTCGTCTGGTTTTGTATCAGGTTTCCGATTGCTTCCATTTCTCGCTTGAGATATAATTTCATTAAACTTAGAATTGATATTAGTTACGCTGAAGTTATCAAATATCCATCCCTCTTTAATTGAGGAAAGAAGATACTGAAGGGCGTACAACAAAGAATTATCCGAAACATCCATCTGTTTCTGTTCCCTTTGAAATTTGAGTTTATTCAATAACTGAGACATGGCACCTGCATCTTTTGCAGTCCAGTAATAGCTATTAGAAAAAGTCTTTCTGAAATACTCCTCAAAAAGAAAGCGGGCTTTAGAATTAATTTCCTTAGGTTCACTTTTCTTCCTACCTCCCCCTTTTAAAGGGGGTGAGGGGGATATACTTTTCTTTCTCTTTACTTTTACTTTACTTTGTTCATTATTGACATCATTAATTGAATTAATTCCGTCATTAATTGAATTATTGACATCATTAATCATATATTCGGGAATTAGCTCTGTTTCTTTTCGTTTATAAGTAGCAAGGAGAAATCGTTTCTGTATTCCAAAAGAGGTTAGAACATGATATTTCTCATAAAGTGTGTTGTCGAAAAAGCCGACTTGTAATGCTTTTATCAGTACTTCCTTTACTGCGCCCTCGGAAACCCCAACTATGTCAGCAATAACAAAAGGCAAATCTTCATCCCACACAATGTAATACCCTTCATCTTTGTAGATATTACACAGCAGGCAAATAAGTATAGAAGCAGACTGGGAACCGCATGCTCTCGAAATCTTCCTTATCTTAACATCTGAAAAGAAACCGACATCCATAGGGAAATAATCTATCCCTTGTTTGGTAGGTCTACCAGCCATATTGTTTTGATATTAATACGCATGAATACAGTTTCTTTTACTATCCGCAACAAAATGTTTATTAAAAAGATTACAATAAACCACTCTGGGATTATCCTTAGAGACAGAAATGAATCTTCCTCTCTTACACTTTGCACATGTATCCGGTCGGATTACCTGCTTTTCATTTTTCTTTACCATAATTTAAAATCTTACGTTGGTTAATTGTCTGCCATTAGAATAGACCGCCCATTTACCGTTACCACTGTCGTGTAAGCGCAGGTTTGCTACCTCACCGAAACGTTTGATATTACCGCATAAATCCACAATCCAGCCACATTCTTTGGAAGGATGCGGACGGATGGCACGACCGACTATCTGATACCACATGGCAAGTGACATTGTAGGACGTGCCATAACGACCGTATCAAGTTCCGGATAGTCAAAGCCGGTGGTTAACACCCCGACATTCGCCACTACCGGAATTTCACCAGCCTTGAACGCTTCAAGTATCCTTTCGCGCTCACCTTTTGGGGTGTCACCCGAAACGATTGCGGCTCCGGGTATAGACCAGGTAAGCTGCTCCGCTTCTTTCAGAAAACGGGTAAATACCAAAATACCTTTCCGTTTTCCTCCGGCTTTGGGATTCATCAGCCTTTGGACGATATGAACGAGATAACCGTAGAAGTCTATCCGTTCATATTCTTTTTGAACTGACCTATCCGTATAGTCGGCACCAGTAGTATTTACTTTCAAGTTAAGTTCATTCCACCCTGAAGGATTCATTGAATAGTAATCCAACTTCGCCAAGTAGCCCATATCTAATAAGGTTGATATCTGTACATGATAAATGACCTCTGAAAAGACATGAGGCTTTGTCCGAGTGATAAATTTCAGCATGGAGCCGAAATCACGACTGGAGCTTAAACGGTATGGCGTTGCTGTCAGTCCAAGAACCTTACACTTCACTGCATCAAAAAAATCCTTGTACATTCCCTCTTTGGGGTTTACAAGATGACATTCATCCACAATGATGTTCTTGAAGTGGGTAAACAGTTCGGGATGATTCTTCACACTGCCAATGGTGGCAAATGTTATTCGGCTTATCTCCTTTGAGTTAAAGGATGCTGAATAGATACTGCAATCAAGAATACCGTATGAACAGAGTTTCTTGAAATTCTGTTCGAGTATTTCCTTCGAGGGCTGGAACACCAAGGTATGACCGTCAAGCCTTGCGGCTATATCCGCTATGATAAGCGACTTTCCGCTGCCCGTAGGTAACACCATAATGGCATTTGTTTTCTTCGCCTTGTTATTGAAGAAAGAAACGGCAGCATCAGAGGCTTTCTGTTGGTAATCTCGTAATACATAACTCATAGCCCTTTCTCCTTTCGTAACTTCTTATTAAGTGCTTTGTAATACTTGATTAGCTGTTCGTACTCAAAATCAGTCATTTTGGAAGTGCTGGCAACTTTGACTTTCAGCAAATCAAACTTCTGTTGACCGATTTTAGCAATTAGATTCACCCGATAGTCTTCCAAATGGTCGGCTTTGAACCTGTTGCAGTGCCGGCATTCGGCATGGCAATTATTCTCATCAAACCGTGTTGCCAAATGTGTACGACTGAAATAGTGCCCGCAGTCCGCTTGTGTAAACGGCTTTATCTGTCCACATGATATACATCGGAAGGAACCGTTTGGCATACAATCACGAAGCCGGATGAAAAGGGAAAACTCTTTGTCGAGCTTAGCTTTCAAATCCGGCTTCTTCTTTACTGTTATCCCTGCTTTATCAAACAGAGGTAAAGGCTTGTCTTTCTTCTTAGCCTTTCGTTTTATGTAGTACGGCATTGTCTATTTGTCCAATTGTTTCATCAAGTACCTTGTCTCTTGAACGACGGCTTGTTTGTCCCAGTCATATTCATTGTCTCCATAATGGAATGTGTCAAACCCGAATATCCACCAGTCATCACCTATTTCCGTATTATCGGTAATGAATTCCACATCATCCAATATGGGATTTCTTTTTCCGACATACTTGGAATTAATTTTCCTTTTGCTTCCGATAGATTCTTCACCGCTTATTGCCGGTTCTGAAAATGTGATACCTCCATGTACACTTATATCATCAATATCAAAATAAGACATTCCATGATATTTGTTCGCAGAGGGAACAGCCACATATCCGTTATGCGTTCCATGCTCTACCATAGTGGACTTAAACCATTCGTTTGATTTTATAAATGCTACTGCTTTATTTTCCATAGTTTTCTATTATTGGTTTACACAGTTCAACAACTTGTTTACAATCCTCCACATCAAACATTCCGATATGGCAAAGCTCACGTGGTATGCCCAGTTGATTGGATAGCCACAGGTAGGCTTTGTTTCTGTTTGAAGTGTTGGGGATATGTTTCTTCCAAATTTTATTGATAAGATTGGTCTTAGCTACCTGGTCGAAGTAGAAGTGGGCTTCTTTCTTGGCTTCCCTTAGTTCCGCGTTTGCCAAACGCCCTAACGCCTGGTCTGTACCCTTGTGTACTCCGACATAAGCCCTACAATCTCGGCAGAGGTAAATCATACCGTAGGAGCGTCCGTAGATTACAGAACTATCCACGTATTCAGTAGACCTACCGCAATAAGGGCAAATCTTACCAGTTAATAATTCATCCATAATTTTCCATTAAAAGCCCCGAAGCGTATTCTCCGGGGCACAACCATTATTTACTAACCCTTGCCATTTATGTGTGGCTCACATTTATGTGGAGAGCCCGGGCTCGAACCGGGACGAGTGGTGTTTTTGCGGTTATATGATTTTAAATCATTCTACCTAAGATGTCTCGCAGGTTGCCGGCTTGGTTATTAACGGTTATCCTGGAATTTTGCACCTCACATCTTGATTAACGTCTACCAATTCCGTCACTTCTCCATGTTCGCCTGCCATATCTTCACAGACCGAGCAGGCAGGTTAACAAAGTTATTCCATATAAGCCATTGAAAACTCTTTCGGAATAAAACGCCCGACCGGGATAGGTTTAGCAGATTCAATGGCTGTATGGATTTCCCTCTTTCTGAACTCATGTCCCTTTTCTTTGGCTTGTTTCTCACATTCTTCCTCTTTGTTTTTGAGATAGTGGGTAATAAGCATCATTGCTCTGTCAACGTTGAAGGTGTTCACGACAAAAGTCTGAACTCTCTCGTCTTCATTCTCCCCATCCGTGAATGTGATTTTCGTCTCAATCTGATAGAATTTCTTTTCATTGGGCTTGGAATCTCCCTCTTCTTCATCTTCTTCCGTTACAGAATCGTTTAAAAGGAATGTATCTTTTAATTCTTCGAGGGTGGCATCATCTACCTTGCGTTCTTTCAAATTGTCAGTAAGAATCACGCAAGAATCGAACTCCTTGACCATTGTCAAGGTGAATCCGAACATATAGTTTAGTTCGATGTAATCTTTCAAGATACTACAAGAATTTTCCAATCCGGTGGCATACAGCAGGAACTTATGTTTCTTGTCCCCTATTTGTGCCTGTGCAAGATAGGGATATAAGAATTTGTTCTCGTTCTCGAATGCCAAGCGGTTCTGGTTGCTGACTTCCACTTCCTTAATGCCGTCAGCTTCCATACTGAAACGAATTTTCGCCAAAGTGTCTTGGTCTATCAGCGTGCCACGGTCAAAAAGAATTTCATTCCGTTCGATGGTTACTGTTTCACCTGTATCTTCATCAATGAAAGATTCCTCCCATGTTTTGAGGACACGTTTTGCAAGGTACATGTTGAGCATCTTTTTCGGGTCAGATGTCACATACCTGATTTCTGTTTTTCTTGTTTCTATCATAACTAAATAAATTCTTGATTTCTTTGTATTTCCTGCTGGGCGTATATCAGCATTTGATGTTCATTCGCAGCCGGCAGATAGATACCTGCCACTGATGCACTCCAATTACGGAAACGGTCAATACTCAAAGTCATTTCACCTGTTGTCAGCTCGGCAGAACTGCGCAAATAGGTTACTTCATTGCCTTTCTTGTTGACCGTCTTACGTTCAAACAAATCACGGTTGCAAGTCCTCTTATAGAAGTCAATCTTGGCTTCATCGAGGCTGCAACCGTATTCACTACCGAAATACCCTAAAAGAAGATGCAAGTAGCTGTTTTGGGCAAGCGTGCGGTTAGGTAGTTTCTTTTTCACTTCCACCACCGCACGTTCACTAAACAGCTTGTTTACATACTCCTTGAACTTGGGTATTTCATAATGATTTGATAAATTAAATATCATTTTTCTTTTTCCAAATATAGCCACCAGCCGTTTTCCTTTTGCCGAGCGTACAAGCATTGATACTTGATGCAGCAACTTGTGTTTCAAGAGAAGCCACTTTTGCACTTTCAAATTCAGCTATATAATTCATTTGTAATCCAAATTGCACAACTGGAATTGAATGAGTTATAGACATCTTTCTTTTAGAAAAACTTGAATGCTTTTTATTATACATTGGATGTTTTTCCCCTTTTCGGCTCATTGACATTCGTTTTTTAGTTTCTGCATTGATAACTTTACCTTTAGCAGATTTACTAAAACGGCTTTTAGTAATAGGATTATTATTGTTTTCCGTGCGAGTTACCCACCTTAAATTACAAACATTATTATCCGTTCTAATTCCATTAATGTGGTCTACCTCTGGTTTATTAAATGGATTGGGGATAAAAGTTTCTGCAACAATTCGATGTAACAGTCTTTTATCTTTTCTCAAAGTAACATAAACATATCCGTTCTTTACTCCAACATTTGGAGTAAGCACCTTATTAGGATTCCGAACTTTACCTGTATTAGAAACTTGATAATATCCATTATAACCTTTTACTGTTTTCCAAATCTCTTCCATATCATTCTTCAAGTCGAACAGCATACGCTAAAAAGGCAAATCGTCCTTTACATTGCCATTAGCATCAACCGGAGGTGGGAAATTCTGCGGCTGTTGCTGATAGGTCGACTGTGGCGCTGGCTGTTGGACTGGTTGCTGTGCCAGTGTAGCTTGTGGGGATTGCGATACACCGCCACGCGCTTCTATTTTATAGCATCGAATGGATACCATACGTTTGAATTCTCCGTCTTGATTCGTCCAGGAACGCCCTTGTAAGACAAATGATACAGTAACAACATCACCCTGATTAAAGCGGTCAAGTTCTGTACACTTGTCACCCGAAAACTCTAAGGGAATAATGTTCTCATACTCGCTACGCTCTCCCGTATAAGGGTCGTAAGTGGTAGCATCTAAAATAAACTCCCGTTTTATAAATGAGGAACCACCGCTTTTGGATGGTATTTGAACGGTTTGTCCGATTTCGATTATCCGTCCGGTTATTTGGTTTGCCATTAATTTTCTCCTCCAAAAATCTTTTTATCGGTTATAAGTTCTCTGTTTTCTTCCAAAAACCGGATAAATTCCTCACAATGATTAGTGAGAATAGGAATATCACGTTCTGGATTGAAAACGTATGTTTCTGTATAGGTATCTACCACAAAACCGCCTTTATTGAACTCTACAATGTTGTACTCAAATATCCGTACATCCGAACCGTTCTTCATCAAAGCGTAAGGATAAACCAAATGTTGATGGTGGTCTTTGAACTTCCCTACGGTATAGCTTCCAGTTGTTTTGATGTCGTGGATGCTGGCCGGCATCAGCTCGTCAATCACCCCATAAACCAAAACATTGCCGTATGCGGTTGAAAGAATCGCTTCTACCTTTTGTTGGGTCAATGCTCCTTTGAAGTAACCGGCGAACTCTCGGCAAAGTGAGATTGGGAAAGTAAAAACACGATTATTATAGGTAACTCTCAAACCTATAACCTCGTTGGTCTGAACCTCATCGTAATACAAAGGTTTACCTGTTTCGTCACAAGCTCCTTCGCGTATTGCCTTATATACCTTTTCAACCTGCACCGTTTCGGATTTCCGATTTTCAACCATACAGTCAATAACCTCATTAAAGGCTGTTCCCTTGTCTGCCGCTTCGCTGTCGAATGGCCTGCGGTTAATCCGGTCTATCAGTTCTTGAAACTGCTTCTGCCGAAACTCTTCTTCCGTATATGGTGGATTCTCACTCCACCCATAATAACGCTCATATATGACATCGCTATTAAGGTAATTGAAGTAAGAATCCAACAATGTTGCATATATACGATAGTTAGGCTGCATCTGAGTAGATTTTAGTTTCCTTATTGAATACCAGTCCCAAAGCCTTTACCTTTGCAGCAAACAAACTTCTCGCCATCATCAAAGAACTACCAACGTGTTCAAACTCATTGATATGTGAAGCGAACTCATTAGCGGAGTTGGCATCGGTGATAAATTCAATGCTTTCTTTTATTTCTTCTATCACCTTGTCATACTTTTCCTGCGCTTCCTTCTTGGCAGCAAGCATACCCAAATACGAATTGATTATCTTGGCGGTGATAAAGTCGTTCTTTGCGGTTGGATTACCATTCTTGTCAAGGATGGTAGGAACTTCCATCACTGAAGGAAGATTGCATGTATTCTTACCGTCATTTCTTGAAGTCGGGTCAAAAGTTATAGTGCGTCTTTGAACACCTCTTTCGCTTTTCATTTCAAGATAGCCGAGCAAATCCAGTTCGGTAACGATGGAGTTGTAGGACTTTTCACGCAAGGCAGGGATAAACACGGTATCATCACCTTCTTTCCGTGTGTCGCGATGGGCAACGAAAATGATGTGCTTGTTAAGCCCCGAAAGTGTTCGTGTCATCCATGAAAACTCCGCATTGATACCACTCCAATCCCTGATAGACGGTTGGCGGCTGCCACATTTATAAGTAATGATGAAATCCATCATCTTACCGATAGTATCAACTACAATGGTCTGATAAGCAGACAAATCCTCCTGCAAGACCTGTTGAACATCACTCCATGAAGTGACCTGTACGGTATCTATGTTTTCCAAATGCGTCATATTCATACGCTTAACGCCATTATCGAAATCCAATAATAACGGTTTCGGTGCGCTCAATGCCACTGTTGATTTTCCCATACCAGCCTGGCCGTAGATCATCATTTTCACTGTGGTAGGGATTACTAATTCATTTGATTTTTTGATAAGACTCATAATCGTAAAATTTAAAGGGTTAATTATTCTCTTTCTGTAGAATAGCATCTACATCACTTTTTCGGTACAATCTCTTACCTCCTATTTCCAACCTGCACAAATATCCAATTTTATGCCATCTCCATAAGGTTGACTTATCGGTATGTAGAATCTGACTTGCCTCTTTAATGGTCAAGTAGTCCTCTTCCGGTCTGATGAAAGAGTCTCTAATACTTCTCACAGTCTTTTTTACAAGATGTTCTGCGAACTCTTTCAAATCAGTGGACTTTATTGTCAAAGTAACATTGGCACCACTATTTAAAATATCCTCCATGTTCATTCTCTTACCCTTTCTATATGTTCAATTCTAAATCTTCGTAACCTCCTCATATCACCTTGTTCGTGGTAAAGTGACAAAGAAAATATACACAGTAAGCAACATGTGACGGACACACGGACTATAGGCGAAAAATCCATCGTGAGCCTCACACCAGCTATCCGTTCATAAAGCATTGTTGCAAGTTCTCTCCCATTCCGTACATGCAATATTTCAAAAGCCTTTTGCAATTGGTTATTAATCGTGCTAACCGCCCGGCATTTGAAATTGGCGATTTCCTTTTTCTCATACCCTTGTGCATACATCCGTGCTGTAATCTCGCATTCAGGGGTGAGTTCTGTGAATACCCGTTCCATAATCGTGTGAGTTAGATGACTATGACTCCCTTTTTACAACGACAATACCTTTTTTCGGATAAGACTTTGAAGCCCATTTTTTACCCTCAAGAAGATGCTTGGCATTTAGAAGTGATACGTTGTTGCGGATTGTCTCAAGTGAAGATATAGGCAGCTCTATCGTGGCTCCTCTCTTCATGTTTCTCATTTTCTCTTTACTTTCTACTTTTTCCATAAATGTTATATTAGAATGATTGGTGGGCGTTGACGGACTCGAACCGCCAGTCTCCTCAAATGAGGTGTGTTAGCCATTACACCGAACGCCCCAATAAGAAAGGTGCGCTATTTTCACAAACAGCACACCCAGTACAAACACAAAATAAAACACGACAAAACAGTTCATACTAACACTTTTTACGCAACTCCATACCGGTTATCACTGCGAGTATAACAGACAAAATAAACATTGTGGATGTCAATACAATCCCCGTCATGTATAGAGGACCATCCTTTATTATGGAATTGCATAACATCATTGTCATACACAGCAATACAAGCAATGAAAAAGAGAACATAATTATCTTCATAACATCGTCATTGCAACCAGTTCATCACTATAGAATTCTACAAAATCGTGCTTTCCGAACTCTACCATTACTTTATCCCCATTGATGGCGCAAATCGCTCCAATCTTGCTTTCCCATCCGGGATGTTTACACTTAACCGGCATACCTATATATGGCATACGTGATTTATACATACTTTTTCCCATAATCGTGTGATTTTAAATTTTACCGCCCGTACAAGGATGAGGTAAAACGGTGCGCACTTCGCTTTACCCGTGGCTTTTAGTACGGTAGTAGCACTAACCTTTGCTGCGGTTGTTGCGCCCCCGATACCTTCTACGGATTCTACCACGTATCGAGACGTGAAGGGCTTATAATTAGACCTTTCAGCGATACTTGTGCCTAACCAAGCATACTCGCCACACTAAAGACAAATTGATGTGCTGAAAGTAAAAATCATATCAACTTCGTGGCTTTACCACCATCAGACATATACAACCATTCGCTCTTCATCAGCTTATCTTCGGTTGCTATCGGTGTCAATTCCGTTCCACTTGCACCCACCACTATCCACCATCACTGGCTTCGCTTACGTGCCTTCGCAGAAATATATCTTTATATCGTACCAATATGTCAAAGAACTAATCAATAGTGCCCTACCCGATTCTCGCTATCAGTTGCCGTTCAATCCGTCAATAGGGCTGTCGTGCGTGATATAATCGTGTGATTAATCATCATAAAAGAACTTCTCGCCCGGCTTTCTGAAAAGCCTATAACTTGCATATAAGCAGCCCAATACTATCAATGCCTCTATCATACTGCCATTCTATCAAGTTGAAACTCTATGTAATCAATCTCTTCTTGAATAACCTCTAAGGCCTCTTCTTTGGTATCGGTATTACAGAAAGCACAAGCCTCTGTGTCAGACATCTTATCAACTCTATCAAGGTCTATACAAGCCTTATCCAAAGCCTTTTCAAGCCCGTAGGCTTCTACACTGTCGCAAACTCTATAGTTTCTCATATCAGGCAATTTTTAAAAGGTTAGCTTTCTTAAAGCATCTGAACTCTTGGCGTTCAGTATCATAGTAAGTTTGAACGGTGTCGTTCTTCTTTCTGTTGTCAGTACCAGCAATGGCAGGCATCAGCTTTTCATTTAGTGTACCGTAGGCTTCTCTCACAGAACCGTCCACCTTTTGAAAGTAGAATTTCACAATCTTGCTTTTCATCTGCAATTTCAATTTCATGTTAGCCCAAGCGCACTTTAATGCTTCTGACATCGTGAAACCGTTCTTGCGAACGAACTGCCATGCAAGGCTCATAACTTCATGTAAAAAACTCTTCGTGCTCATAATCGTGTGATTTAATATGTTTATACTATTTGTATCGTCAATCATTTAGTTTATCTTTGCTACGTGATTGATTGATGATGCAAATATATGAACTTTATTCATGTAATCAACACTGTATATGAACTATTTTCATATACAAACGGTTAATTTATGTTTCATGGCTGTAAATCAAGAATTTAAAAACCTAATCAATAGGATTAAATATGAATATTCACTCAATCAATCCCAAATTGCTGATAGATTAGGGGTTAAAAAGACATACTTATCTGATATGATAAATGGTCGCGTACCGTATAATGAAACAATGAATAAAAAAGTCAATGATGTTTTCCCCTTGCCGCCAATGAACAAAGTTCATATACAAAAAGAAGACACATTGGAAATCTCGACCTCCGACATTAAAGAAGGTGACTATTCTGGAACATTGGTTTATGATATGGATGCAACTTGCGGAACTGATGGCAGAGATATTTATTTCACGCAGGAAGATATTATAGGTTCAGTCAACTTGCCAGGCATTAACAAGGAATCTAAAATAATACGTGCCAATGGTGACTCTATGGAACCCAAAGTGTACGATGGTAACATGGTTGTTATTCGCGAGATTCATAATTGGGATGATATATTTTATGGTCAAATGTATCTCATACTATTAGATGAATACAGGATGATTAAATACATAAGGCGATACGAGCAGGATGAAACAAACTATATTATCCTTCGCAGTGAAAACCCGCTATATGATGATATAAAACTCCATAAAAATAAAATAAGAAAGTTGTTTGTGGTAGAGAATGTACTGTCTGTTAAAACCCAACTATAAAACATGAGATTCAACCAATACACTTGGAACTTATATAAAAATTCCCCAGAAGGAGAAGCCACTATATCCAGCTTTTCTGATAGAAAAGAGTGGATTGAAGAAGAGCAGATATTAGAGAAATACAATCCAAGATTGAAAGATAGTTTTAATAAAGATACCATCTGTAATATATTGGAGTGTTTTTGGTGTTATAAAGTATCAGAATATGAAAATATAGAATTTCCCGAATTAGAACAAGCTGGCATCTTATATGAAGAAATCATATCTACCGGGCTACGAATAGAAAATGAGCAAGTATTAGATATTGGCGACTTCGACCGGATGCTTGAATACATTCCGTTCTTATCAATAGAACTAAATTACCTGCTTGGCGATTACTTCTTCCCATACCTCTATATTGACCGATTCTATGAACTAAAAAAGTTAGCTGACCATTTTGAAATAGAATTGCCACCAATCCCCAAGAAGCTTGACTACAAAAGCAGGTGCATGTATTATTGGGAACTATGCAAGGTGTTCTACCAGTTCAGAACAGGAAATAGCTTGACACCCGATGAATTGAGTGCATTCATGTACGACTATGTGCCAAATCTCCTATATATGGAGGAAAAAAGTGAAATTCCCAAACCATCACAAGCATGGTTTATTGGGGGATTGATTAGAGGGTATGGCGAGCAATGGACTACCGGATTTTGGCAGTCAAACCAGGAAACGAAAAAGGGAGATATTCTGATTCATTACGAAACAGTACCTATTAGTGCAATCACTTGTTTGTGGACAGCACAAACCGATGGTATTATCGACCCGTTCTTCCACTATTACAGCAACACTTATATAAGCAACAGAATAGACATTCCTCACATCACATTAAAAGAGCTTCGGGAAGATGAATACTTCTCCAGCCACCCGCTCATAAGAAAGAACTTTCAAGGAGTAAACGGATGGCCAATGAGTAGTGAGGATTACTCCGAACTTCTACGGATGATAAAGGCGAAAGGGTTTGATACAGAAACCTTACCAAAGCTGTATGCTCCTTCACTACCCCAAAATGTAAGCATAGATATAGAATGGGACGTAGAGCAACAGTTATTAGAACCTTTGCTTAACTCTATGGGATGGTATGAGAACAAAGACTTCATTCGCCAATTGCCAATACATGCAGGACGTGGGCATCGAATATTTCCCGACTACGCTCTGCATTACGACAACAAGCCAGACGAAGAAAAAGCAAAGGTCTTAATTGAGGCAAAATTCTACATGAAGAACAATCAAGAAATAGAAGAAGCATTTTTGCAAGCTCGCTCATACGCTTGCCTCCTTGAATCTACTGTAATAATCCTCTGTGATAAACAATGCTTAATCGTTTATGAGAAGAAACAGAGTTTTGACCGAGACAGTTATAAGAAATACTACTGGGGAGAACTTGAAAATCCCGATGTGTTCAACGAATTAAAGAACAAACTAAATATCTAAGATTATGATTGACTTTCTAACCATCATACTCCTAATATTCGGAGTACTGCAAATCATCCTCTTCTTCAAGGTATGGGGAATGACGAATGACATCAAAGAGATAAGGAACAAGTACCTTAAAGACGAGGATGAGAAACGAAGACAAAAAGCAGAATACGACCCAACTCCCAAAATCAGCGGTGGGGTTAAAACAACAATATAGCCGGAATTATTTCCCGGCTTTTTCTTTCCCTATTCGCGAGTTGTGCAAATGTTGTGCAACTATCATAAAAAGAAAATGCTAACAAGTTATCAATGAACCTATTAGCATTTTTCCTTGTGATTCCGTTGCGATTCGAACGCAAGACCCACGCCTTAGAAGGGCGTTGCTCTATCCAGCTGAGCTACGGAACCAGCCTTAATTGCGGTGCAAAGGTACGCTTTTTTACGAATATTGCAAATTTTTGTATCACCTTTTTTCGTTACCTATGTATAAAAGGCTCATTTGCTACATAAAAAGTAATGATTAGTTACCTTTACAAATAAGATACACGGTATTTATATACAGATGTATTAAAACATTTTGCAAATTATCAATGTTACTAATTATAAAAAGTAAAAATATGGAGGAATATTCAAGTAGGAAAAGTAGCATTGACCCGAAAATGAATGAAAGAGTAATAACAACTAAATTTTAAAGAG